ATTCCACACCTAGTTTTGTTTCTTAATATTTTAGTATATAATGTTGCAGATAAAACCACCTTCGGGTGGTTTTATCTTTTATAAAACTTGCTTTGCAAGTATGTTTGGGGTATAATTATACTCTATGTGGAGATATTATGTTATACATTGATGCAAAGTATGCCCAAATACTGGGTAGTCGCTTGCGAAATTTCAAACAAAAGAAAGACTATCTCTGGAACTACTCATGTCCAGTTTGTGGGGATAGCACATCCAATAAATTAAAGGCACGAGGTTACATCTATCGTGCAAAGGCAGATCTATTTGTAAAGTGCCACAACTGTGGTTATGGTACAAACATCGGTAATCTAATCAAGTATGTTGACACAAAGTTGTATGATGAGTATGTGCTTGAACGATACAAGTCTGGCGCAACCAGATACAATGACCATAAAGACATTGCCGACACACAAGTAGTTATTGAGACAATACCAGAAGATCTTCTGGAAGATGATATTCTTTCGTCTCTCACAAGACTAGATAAACTACCACTGACACATCCTGCTGTTCAGTATGTAGTTAAAAGAAAGATTCCAAAGGACAGATGGAGTCTCTTGTACTTTGCTCCAAAGTTTAAGGCATACACTAACTCAGTGACTGCCAAATTCCAAGAGCCAATACAAGACGAACACCCGAGGATGATTATTCCATTCTTTACTAATGCTGGTAAGTGTTTTGCTTATCAGGCTAGAGCGTATGGAAATGAAGAGCCTAAGTATTATACTATCAAGGTAGATGAGACTCAGGAAAAGATTTATGGACTTGAAAGGATTAATTATGCTAAACGAATTATCGTTGTTGAAGGACCAATTGACTCGCTGTTTCTACCGAATGCAGTGGCTGTTTCAGGAGCAAGTTTTGATACCCCTACTATTCGGAGTATACTTGCTAATGCAACGATCGTAATGGACAATGAACCTAGAAATAAAGACATTGTCAAACAGTTAGAAAAGTATATTAATCTAGGTTATTCTGTCTGTATGTTTCCAGAGCACATAGAACAGAAAGATGTGAATGAAATGATTTTACATGGCGGAATGACTGCCGATGAAATCTCAGATGTCATAAATACAAACACCTACTTTGGTATGGAAGCAAAATTGAAATTCAGTACATGGAAGAAAATATGAATGTTAGGATGGTAAGTTATAGTAAACCTTCGGATGAAATGTTTAAAGAGGGTTTAGTAGATGTGCAAGAGTTAGTTGCCTTTTGCGCACGAGTGAGCAATCCCAGCAACCAGTTCAACACAGATACATCAGAGAAGTTAATTAAGTATTTAATCAAACATCAACATTGGTCACCTCTAGAGATGGTCAGTGCTTGTTTAGAAATTGAAACAACTCGTGACATAGCAAGACAAATCTTGCGTCATCGTTCTTTCTCATTCCAAGAATTTAGCCAGCGATATGCTGATCCAACAAAAGACTTATCTTTCGTTCTTAGGGAAGCCCGACTCCAAGATACGAAGAATCGTCAAAATAGTGTTGAGAATGAAAATCTAGCATTGGCGTCATTCTGGGAAGAAAGACAGAAGCGAGTTATTAACGAAGCGAAGAATGCTTATGAGTGGGCAATCGAAAATGGTATTGCAAAAGAGCAAGCAAGAGCAGTACTCCCAGAAGGACTAACTGTTTCTCGTTTATACATGAATGGTACATTGCGTAGCTGGATTCATTTTATCGAACTCCGATCTGCAAATGGTACACAAAAGGAACACCAAGAAGTCGCACGACAATGCGCAAAAGTAATTGCTGAGGTATTTCCTCTGGCAAACGAATTAGTAAAACTATAATAATATTGGGGCAATAAATGGAAATTGTGCATGGCATAACGGTAGACTATTCTCGTGATAATTTGTTTGACGAATTAGGTAAGTTGAGATTAAAAGAAAGTTATATGAAGGATGGTGAAGTGAGTCCGCAAGAACGATTCGCTTTTGTTTCTAGTACATTTGGAAGTAATCCAGAACATGCACAGAGATTATATGAATACAGCAGCAAACATTGGTTGTCTTATTCTACTCCCATTCTTTCTTTTGGTCGTAGTAAGCGTGGGCTTCCTATATCATGTTTCCTTAACTATATTGAAGATACAGCGGAGGGTTTAGTTGATAATCTTAGTGAAACTAATTGGCTTTCTATGCTTGGTGGCGGTGTTGGGATTGGTTTTGGTATTCGTTCTGCGGATGACAAGAGCACTGGTGTCATGCCTCACCTTAAAATGTACGATGCGTCAAGTCTGGCATATCGTCAAGGGCGCACTCGTCGTGGCAGTTATGCTGCTTATCTCGATGTCAGCCATCCAGATATTATTAATTTCTTAGAGATGCGCAAGCCCACAGGCGATCAAAACATGCGCACTTTAAACATGCATCATGGAATTAACATTCCAGATGCGTTCATGGAAATCATTGAAAACTGCATGATTGATCCAGAGTTTGACGACTCTTGGGATCTAGTTGATCCAGCATCACATGAAGTTCGTGAAACTGTATCAGCAAAAGAACTGTGGCAACGAATTCTTGAGATGCGTATGATGACAGGTGAGCCATACTTACATTTTATTGACGAATCAAATCGTAAAATGCCACAACACTTAAAAGATCTTGGTTTAAAGATACATCAATCGAATCTTTGTTCTGAAATTATTCTACCAACAAATGAAAAACGTACTGCTGTTTGTTGTTTATCATCACTAAACCTGGAGTACTACGATGAGTGGAAAAACGATAGCATATTTCTTCATGATATTGCTGAAATGCTCGACAATGTACTTGAGTATTTTATTTCTAATGCTCCTGCCACCATTGAGCGTGCAAGGTATTCTGCCACACGTGAGCGCAGCATTGGTATCGGTGCTTTGGGTTGGCATGCTTATCTACAACGAAATAACCTACCATGGGAATCAAGTATCGCAGTAGGTAAAAACAAAAACATCTTCAAAAATATAAGAGAGAAATTAGATGTCGCTAATAAAGAATTGGGATTGGAGAGAGGCGAAGCACCTGATGCAGTGGGTACTGGGAATAGGTTTAGTCATCTTATGGCTATTGCTCCCAATGCTTCTTCTTCCATTCTCATGGGCAATACTAGTCCTTCTATTGAACCTTATCGTGCCAATGCTTATCGCCAAGACACTCTATCGGGTTCTCACTTAAATAAAAATAAGTATCTTGATAAGGTCGTTACTGATTATGTTATATCAAACCCTAAAGCGGATGCGCAAGAAATATGGAGTTCGATTATTGCGAATGACGGAAGCGTTCAGCATCTTGATTGGATGGAAGAATGGACAAAAGATGTCTTCAAGACTTCTATGGAAATTGACCAGCGTTGGGTCATTCAACATGCTGCCGACAGGCAACCATGGATTGACCAAGCGCAATCGTTAAATGTATTCTTTAGACCAGACAGTCACATTAAGTATATTCATGCTGTTCACTTTCAAGCATGGAAGTCTGGATTGAAGACTATGTACTACTGTCGTAGTGATAAGATCGCTAAAGCAGATAAAGTATCAAAACGAATCGAACGAGAAATTATTAAAGAAATCAACCTTCATGATTTGGCAGAAGGTAATGAATGTTTAGCTTGCGAGGGATAAAATGCTAACAAAAACAAAAACAAGATTAACGGATACAAGAGATTCTTTTAAACCTTTCAACTATCCATGGGCATATGATGCTTGGTTGAAGCATGAACAAGCGCATTGGTTGCATTCAGAAGTACCAATGGCAGAGGATGTTAAAGACTGGAAGAAGAAACTTACACTCGAAGAAAAACAATTTCTGACAAACATCTTTCGTTTCTTTACACAGGGTGACATCGATGTGGCTGGTGGTTATGTTAAAAACTATCTACCTTACTTTCCTCAACCTGAAGTGAGAATGATGTTGATGGGCTTTGCTGCTCGTGAAGCACTACATATCGCTGCATACTCTCATCTGATTGAAACATTGGGTTTACCAGAATCAACTTACAATCAATTCTTAGAGTATCAGGAGATGAAGGATAAGCATGACTATGTACTAGACCTTTCTAGTCGTAATGGTACTGTCGCCAGTACTGCTGAGCATATTGCTGTGTTCTCTGCTTTCACTGAAGGTATGCAGTTGTTCTCTTCATTTATTATGTTGCTTAACTTTCCTCGTCATGGCATGATGAAAGGTATGGGTCAAATTGTTACATGGTCTATTGCCGATGAAACAATCCATGCTGAGTCAATGATTAAGTTATTCCGTGAGTATGTTAAAGAAAATCCTGAGATCTGGAATGATGATTTAAAAGGTAAGATTTATACAATCGCTGAGAAGATGGTAGAGTTAGAAGATAAGTTTATTGATCTTTGCTATCATGCTGGAGATATGCGTGAACTATCTGCAGAAGATGTCAAGAAGTATATTCGTTACATTGCAGATCGTCGCTTGATTAGTCTCGGAATGAAGGGTATTTTCAAAGTTAAAAAGAATCCACTACCATGGGTCGAGGAAATGATCAATGCACCAGTACACGGAAATTTCTTTGAGAATCGTGTCACTGATTATGCAAAGGGTGCTTTGTCTGGCACATGGGGTGATGTTTGGGGTAAGGCAGCATGATAGAGTTAATCTATCTGTTGGTAATGACGCACATTACCATTGTGTGCGTCACTCTATATCTTCATAGAGGACAGACACACAGAGGAATAACTTTTCATCCAGCGGTCTCACACTTCATGCGTTTCTGGTTGTGGCTCACTACTGGTATGGTAACTAAACAGTGGGTAGCGATACATCGTAAGCACCATAGATTTATTGACACAGAAGGTGATCCACATAGTCCTAAATTAGTTGGTATTAAGAATATATTGTTTGGTGGTGTCTATTACTATTACCAAGCAGCAAAAGATGCAAGAATGGTAGTTGAGTATGGAGTAGGCACACCAAACGATTGGATTGAACGAAAAGTTTATACGAAACATCATTTCTTGGGTGTGTTTTTATTATTGACGATAAATGTTCTACTGTTTGGTTGGATTGGAATACTACTCTGGATGATTCAAATTATTTGGATTCCATTTTGGGCTGCAGGAGTTATTAACGGATTAGGACATTGGTGGGGATATCGAAACACAGATACTGCCGATACCTCTAGAAACATCTGTAATTTTGCATTCTGGATCGGTGGAGAAGAACTTCACAACAATCATCATGCTGAACCAGCAAATCCAAAATTAAGTAGAAAGTGGTGGGAATTTGATATTGGATGGATGTGGTTTAAAGTACTACAAAAACTAAAACTAGCAGAGACTAAACAATGACAACTAAGATTTTTGAATGTACTGAATGTCAGGCGAGAGGTAAGATTATCCTCAAGTCAGAGGAACGATTGGAAGATATCGTTTACTGTCCTGTATGTTCTGCTGACATCTACGAAGAAGACGATTACGAAGAGGAAGAATAAATAGTAGTTTACACTACTGATTATTCTAATGTGGCTTTATAATAAAGAAATTATTGAGGAACTACCTGATGATTGTGTTGGCTTTGTTTATTTAATTACGAACAAAGCCAGTAGTCGTATGTATGTGGGTAAGAAGTTATCCAAGTTTGCCAAGACTACATACAAGATGGTGAAGCAGAAAAACGGAATCAAGAAACGAAAGAAAATTCGTAGCAAAATAGACTCTGACTGGATGAAGTACTATGGTTCGAGTTTAGAACTAAATAAAGATGTAGAGTCTCTCGGAGAGGACAACTTCCTTCGTGAGATTCTTTTCTTTTGTAAATCCAAAGCTGAATGTTCTTACGTAGAAGCACGAGAACAGTTTGCACGAAAGGTGTTGGAGTCAGACGACTACTACAATGGACAGATATCTGTTCGAGTCCATGGCTCTCATATTAAAAACAAACTATGACATACTTACTTTTTGCAGTTGCATTATCGTTATCGGCTCTTGCTGCATATTACGCAGTGATGGGTCTTATCGCAATATTTGCTGCAGCTGTTGTACCGATTGCTCTTATGGGTTCGATGCTTGAAGCATCAAAACTTGTAGTTGCATCATGGCTCTATCAAAACTGGAAAGAAATCCCAGCATTGATGAAGTCATACTTTGTGGGTGCTTTAATAGTGTTAATGATGTTAACATCTATGGGCATTTTCGGATTCTTATCAAAGGCACATTTGGATCAAGCAATTCCTACGGGAGATGTTCAGTCTAAGTTAGCATTGATTGATGAGAAAATTAAAACAGAAAAGGAAAACATCAATGCAAACCGTAAAGAACTTACTCAACTCGATGCTCAAGTGGATCAAACCATCGCAAGAACAGACGATACCAAAGGAACAGAGCGAGCCATTAGCGTCCGTAGAGCCCAGCAAAAAGACAGAGCCAGAATCCTCAACGAAATCGGTAGTGCGCAAACCAAGATCGCCAAATACAACGAAGAGCGTGCCCCAATCGCCAGTGAAGTCCGTAAAGTCGAAGCAGAAGTTGGACCAATAAAATACATCGCTGCATTGATATATGGTGACGAAAGCGCAACTGATGTCACCATGCTCGAGAAGGCAGTTCGCATAGTCACCATACTTATTGTTATTGTATTTGATCCACTGGCAGTTCTTTTATTAATCGCAGCAAACTGGAATCTTAAACATACTGGTGAAAGAAAGTGGAATGATTTCTTTGAAAAACCACCTGTTGAAGATTTTCCAGAACGAACAGAGACTAGACTTAATGAAGAAATACAAGTCGTTGAGCCATCCACAACTCCTGTGTTTGATCATATAAGAGAACATCTTTCAAAAGAACGATTAGAAACTACTAATGTTCCAGAGGAAATTAAAAAAGAAGTAAATGAGTTATTAGAGTCCGAAATTCCAGAAATCGAAGTAGATGAACCCACTAAGGATTGGGAACCAGAACTCTATAAACGAGTACAGAAGAAGATCGAGTATGATTCAGCTGGAAGAAGAATCACACCAACAACTGAAGAAGAACTAAACCCTCCAACAAAAACACAATCGTTCTTGGATAAAGTCCAGAGTGTGTTTTCATCACCTAGTGTAAAAACTATCGAAATAGAAGTAGACGAGTTGCAAGACAAAAAACCTAAATAGAAGAACATAAAGGTAATCTAAATGCACAAAAGAATCGCTTTGGCGGTGCTTTTTGTCATGTCAATATTATGTCTAACTCAAATAAGTTCATCTTCACCATTATATGGAGGTGATAACCCTAGTGTAGCAAAAGAACTTCCTTCTAACGAAAGGGAAGTAAAACTCAATTACGGTATTGCTGAGTGTGTTAGAACTGCTTGGATCGGTGATATTAATAATAGAACATTAATTTGTGTTCAATACCGCTACAAAAAAGAAGTTAAGTAATGGATCCGTTAACGCTATTTGCTCTTGCCAATGGCGCAGTATCTGCGATCAAGGCTGGGTGTAAACTTTATAAAGACATCAAGGGTGCAGCTGGCGATGTTAAAGAAGTTCTCAAAGATCTAGATGAGCAGTTTCATGGTGCATATGCAGCAAAGGGAAAGACACCTCCACCTGCTGCAGTCAAACAACTGAATGAAGAAAAGGCGAGAGTAAAGGATTTAAACAAACAAGATTCAGGTGACATTTATTTCGAGTTGGGTCAACATCTTGGTGCTTTCTTTGACAATCAAGCAAAGTGTATAGCAGTATTTGAAGCAGAAGAAAAAAGATCATATGATTTATACACTGGTGATTCTTCTGTAGGTGCTCGTGCCCTACAAAGGGTATTGATGAAAAAGAAACTCGAACAAATGGAAGTAGAGTTGCGTGAGGTAATGATATATCAAAGTCCACCAGAACTTGGTGCTCTATGGACAGAAGTGTTACAGCAGTCTAAGATACTAAATGCAAGACAGGCAATTGCGTTAAAGAAACAAATTGAAGCGCAACACAAACATGATGTTGAACATGCTAATTTTATGAAAAAGGTGTATACAGCAACTTGGTGGGTATGTGGATTTATAGGAATATTATTACTAGCTCTTGTCATGATGGTATTCGTTGCTCAAGATAGAATGCAAAAGTATCCTCAGTTGGGTTATGAGTTATTTCCAAAAACTGAGAAACAAAGAAGACAGGAAGCCATGCCTAAAGAATATATTGGAAGATAATATGAAAGCACTAGCATTATTATTGTTTAGTTTTTCGCTATCTGCTCAGGCGCAGGTTCAAGCATTTACATACAACTATCAAGTGATTTGTGGTCCAACGATCCCAATAATAGAATTTCTTTCTAAAACACAAAAAGAAGAATTGACTTGGACAGGATCAGATATTTCAGATGGATCATCATATTCTTTATGGGAAGATAAAGACGGTAACTGGACACTACTAAAAAAAGGTAGAGAAATTGCTTGTATTATAGGTTCTGGTATAAAACCAAAAATTATATAAGCTAAATAAATTCGTTGAGATAATAATTATAAAAAGGATCAACATGATGACAGATAAACACCTATTCAGTGCTTTAGGCATTCTGTTGCTCGTTCCAATTGCCTTTGCATTTTATAGCAAGGATTCTTTTAGATATCCTTGTCAAGATCCAGGAAATTGGGAAAAGCCGATTTGCCAAAAACCACTATGCGATGTAACCAGAACATGCATAGAACATGTATTTAAGGGACAGCGAGATCCAAGACTTGGACCACCTCCAGAAGCCCAGAACATATTAGCACAGCAACAACTACAACAATCTACACCAGTGAAGGAATGCAAATAATGGATAATTTTATGTATACAGAAGAGCAGTTAATGGCTCGTCTAAAGTTTTTTATTGGTGTATGTTTATCATTCACCTTAGTTGGAATCGTATTCGTAGTGTTGTACTCACTAATTTTTGTGACACAACCACTCAATGCTATTTCTCCGATCGATCAGAAATTCTTTGAATTAATTGTACCTATTGCTACATTCTTGACTGGTACTCTATCAGGTATCATGTTGGCAGGTAGTGATAAAGATGCACAGAAAGCTGCACTACAAGCAGCAAATTCAGGATGGAATAAACCGCCAGCACCTACACCATCAACACCTAGTCCATCTTCAGTAGGTGGAATGCCAAAACCAGCAATGGGTATGGGTATGGGTATGGCTCCAGCAGTATCACCACTAGCAAATGCAACTACAATGCCAGTGTATGAGTCTGGTGATCCAACTTTCAGAAATAGTAGAAACGACTAATCTATGAACTGGTTAAGAAGCATGGTGTCTGATGGTATAAATGGAACTGTCAGCAGTAAACGAGTCATAACAATATTGGCATTTTTATTGTGTGGCTATGCGTTCGTTGCTGACATTAATGGTTACAAAGTTAGTCCAGCATTATTTGAATCTATGATTTATCTTGTGATCGCTGGACTAGGTTTCACGGCATCTGAAAAGTTCGCTAAAAAGGAATAATTATGTATCAATATAAATGTAAGATTATTAAAGTTCTTGATGGCGACACAGTTGACATAGATTTAGACTTAGGTTTTAAAATTATCCTTGCAAATCAAAGAGTGCGTATGGCTGGAGTTGATACTCCAGAATCAAGAACTACTATTGCAGAAGAAAAGGTTCGTGGTCTACTCTCTAAAAAGAAATTAGCAGAGAAATTACCTATTGGATCATGGCAGATTATTGAAACGCAAAAACCTGACAGCAACGATGATAAGTTTGGTAGAATACTTGGAGTCTTTGTTCTTGAAGATGGGACTCGTGTCAATGACTGGTTAATCCAAAACAACTACGCTGTACCATACAAAGGTGAAAACAAAGACTTGACACAGGCAGAACATCAGGTTAATAAGAAGATTTTAATTGAGCGTGGTGAATTGAAAGCGTAATGAAATATAAAACGATATTCATAAGTGATGTTCACTTAGGTACTCGTGATTGTCAAGCAAACAAATTAAACAACTTTCTAAAACATAACACCTGCGAGACTCTATATCTCGTGGGTGATATAATTGATGCTTGGAAGATCCAACAAAATAAGTGGAAATGGAAACAGACCCACACTAATGTTGTTCGCAGAATACTTGGTCATGCCAAGCGTGGAACGAAAGTTGTTTATGTTGCAGGTAATCATGATGAATTCTTAAGACCGATGATCCCCTACGGATTTTCTTTCGGTCTGATTGAAATAAAAAATCAAACAGAACATATCGGTGTAAATGGTAAACGATACCTAGTCACGCATGGTGACCTATTCGATGGTATCACTCGACTGGCACCATGGCTTGCATTTCTTGGTGATAAACTATACGATCTAGTTCTTGAGTGGAACTCTCGTTTCAATTGGGTTCGTCACAAACTAGGTTTCGGATACTGGTCACTGTCTAAATACTTAAAACATAGAGTTAAGAAAGCATCTGACTTTATATTTCAGTTCGAAAAGAATCTTGCAGCATACTGTAAGAAACGTGGCTTTGATGGAGTCATTTGTGGGCATATTCACCATGCTGAAATCAAAGAGATCGATGGTGTGACCTATATGAATGACGGAGACTGGGTTGAATCCTGCACTGCTTTGGTCGAGAATCATGACGGTACGTGGGAAATTATTACATGGACTAAAGAAAATGACAAAGAAGATATTGATAATAACAGACAACTTACCTGATCAAATTAATGGTGTCGTTACCACTTACAAAAATATTGAAGCGTGTGCGATTCGGGATGGTTATACTGTTGATTATATTGATCCCAGCAGGTTCCGCCATTTTGATTGCCCTCGCTACAACGAAGTCAAGATTACCATTCCATGGCAGGTGGGCAAGAAGATTGAGGAGATCAATCCAGATTATATCCATATCGCCACCGAAGGTACTTTGGGTTTGTGGGCTAGAGCATATCTTTCACAATGTGGTATTAGCCACAACACTGCTTATCATACTAAGTTTCCTGAAGGACTTAAAACCTTATTTGGCATTCCTGAGTGGATAACATGGAGATTTGTTCGTTGGTTTCATAAGCATAGTGGTAAGGTTCTAACAACCACTGAGACAATGGTAAAAGATTTAAAGGCGCATGGGTTCGATGGAGAAGTTATACCTTGGACTCGTGGTGTTGATAGAGAAATTTTTAATCCATCTCACAGAAACGATAACATCAATGGGAAATATTTACTGTGTGTTTCTCGTGTTAGCAAAGAAAAGAATTTAGAAGAATTTTTTAAGTTAGACTATCCTGGATACTACAAGATTATGGTCGGTGATGGACCAATGCTTGAAACATACAAGAAACAATATCCTGAGGTAATCTTCACTGGATTCAAGACTGGTGTTGACCTAGCAAAATACTACGCAAACGCTGAAGTGTTTGTATTTCCTAGTCAATGGGAAACATTTGGCATCGTTATGATTGAAGCGATGGCTTGCGGTACTCCAGTTGCAGCATTCCCATGCGATGGACCACTAGATGTGATTGATCAGGCAGAGACTGGATTCATGAACGATAATCTTAGAGATGCAATTGATAGTTGTTTACAGTTGGATAGAGATCGAGTCCTAAAGGGTAGCCAGCGATGGAGTTGGGAAAATGCTTGGAAAATCTTCAAAAATAACCTAACTTAGGATAACCCCACGATCTGTAGGGTTATTACCCTCCTAAACCCCTGTAGATACAGGGGTTTTTTATTTGCAGAAAGTGCTTGTCTTTAATTGCATGTTGCTGTATAATAGTTGTATGAAAATTGAAAAGGAAGTGAAATGAAACAATTAAATGCCTACATCGCTAAGAAAAACGAATGGAATGCTATCTTCAAAAGCACTCAATATTGTTTAGACACCCATGCTGATCGTCAGCGTTTGGCATCGTGCATTGACTCTGATTTGAGTCCTGAGAATTTGACATGTGATGGTGAACTTCCACGAAGTGTGGTGAATGCAAAATACAAAGAGTTAGTCTATGCTGCAAGTCAACTCAAGAAGTTGGATCCAGCAGTAAAATTTTATGAATTTGAATAAGGATTGATTATGAAATATCGTGTGATTGTGAATGGTGTATCTTTTTATACGACTGGTGCAGCTATCAAGCGTGGTGTCGGTGATTTTGTTGGTGTCAATACAGTGGTTCGTCAGTTGTTTGGAGATATGCATAATGCAGTTGGGATCGGTTCAACGATGCATGTTTATGATCATAAGATGAATCGTGTTTCTTATGATGTTCAAATTTCAAAGGTGGTAGTATGAGTAGAATGGCTGACTTAGATTTGGAAATCCATAACATGTTGGATGAGGGGTTGCTCCCTGCACGTATCGCAACTTTGCTGGATATCCCATTGCAAATGGTTTATGATGCAATCGAACCTGATTCATATGATGAATCTATGGATGGTGACCATGACTCCGCAATGGCGTCTGCTGGTTTCGGTACTGACGAAGATTATGGTTACTATGGAGATGAGTAAAATGAATTTCATTATTGAAGAAAAGAATACAGTTGAGTACAAAGGCGAGATATTTGATCGTACTCATGGCAGTCCTTTTGATCGTGGTGCAGCTGATAGTTACTATCATCGTCCACGTGAGCCACACTGGTATCCTGATGGAACATACGAGTGTGATCGTGTAGAAGCAGCAGACATGCATGGTATTCAGTTGCGTGCATACGCTATGGGTTATGAATTCAATGAACGATTTGGTGATAAGAAAGATTGGGATTAATTATGAATGATGAATTGAAAGCACTGGTATTGAAGGCTGGCGCACCAAAAGAAGTGATGAATGAATTTTGGTTTAATATTTTCTGCCAGCAATTTGCAAATGTGTTGTTAACTGAAGCAGAGAAAGAAGTTTTTGGAGAAACATGTGAATAAATTTGCAGTGAACAGAATGAAGACAGCACGACAGGAAGAAATCATGCTTATATGTCAAGAAGAATGCGCTGAAGTTGCGCAAGCAATAAGTAAGGTGTTCCGATTTGGAATTGATGGTGAACATCTCGGTGTAACGAATCGTGAACGACTCGAAGAAGAAATTGGTGATTTACTTTGTATGATCGAGATGTTGACTGAAGAAGAAATCATCGATGCTGGCGCAGTTGCAAATGCTGCACAAGCCAAAAGAGCAAAGTTAGCCAAGTGGTCTAACATTAAGGAAATGGTATGATTCAAATAGAAAACCTAACCGAGTATCAGGTGGAGATGCTAGAGCACATGTGGTCTCTGGACTCAGTGGAAGAATACGAGGAATGGTATGCTCTATTAGATGAGGAAGACCAGCAACTTGCAGATAGTTTGCAACAAATGATTATTCTTGCAGAAATGGATGATCTAATGGATGGCTGCAAAGATGCAAAGGAAGTATTAAAGAAATTTGCCCTGTAAGGAAAGATCGTGTATAATAAGACAATGAAACCTAGAAATCCAATAGCAAAGGATGTTCGCACTCCCAAGTACCGCATGCGTGTGGTTGAGAGTAAGGTTCAGTACATTCGTCAACCCAAACACAGAAAGGCAACAGATGAACTATGAGTATGAATTGGTTCGTAATGGTCTAACACGAGTAATTATCGTTAAGTCTCATTTATATAATTTAGTGGAGTTTACAGTCAAACAAACTTCATATAAAGAAGATGGAAATATTCTAACAGATAATGGTCACACTACATTTTATGATACCAAAGAATTTGTAACATTTTTTGGTCCAATGATTGAAGATTTGAAAAGGGAAATTGATAATGCAAACAGTGTTCAAAACGGATAAAGAGTTTGACCAATTTAAAACATGGACTCTTGGAGTACTACACGATGAAAACATCAAAGATCTGTGCGTTACTTTTACCAAAAAAGATGGTACACTTAGAGATATGCGATGTACTCTTAGTGAAGGACGAATTCCGACAGACAAGCATCCTAAAAGTGAAGGAACGAGTACCAAGGATTCTGGATCCGCAGTACGTGTCTTCGATACAGAAAAACAAGAATGGAGATCCTTCCGCTGGGACTCTGTGACGAAAGTGAGTTTTGACCTATGAAAATTTTATTTGTAGCAATAGTAATATTAGTACTGTTAGTTTTATTTCCAATAGCAACTATCTGGTCTTTGAATACATTATTCCCAGCACTGGCTATTCCATTTACACTTGACACATGGATGGCTACAGTCATTCTTGGTGGTGTAGTTGGTGGAACTAATGGTGTAACATTTGGAGGTAAGAAATGAATTATGCATTAACACCTGAACAGAAAAAAGATTTGCAAGGTGCTATTCAAGAGATTAGCAACTCAATGATTCGTACTGAGGCAGAACGAGATCTCATTCGTGAGATCGTCAAGGAACAATCTGATACATTGCAAATTCCAAAGAAAGTTATTTCCAAGATTGCAAAGACGTATCATAAACAGAATCTTGCACAGGAAGTTGCAGACCACGAGGACTTCGTGGAACTATACGAGAAAATCACATCTAAGTAATCCCTACAACTTGTAGGGTCATTAAAATAGTGCTTGACAATAATTGCATATTGTGGTATAATAGATATTATATTATGGAGGTTACAAACCTATGGCTGTGAATACTGCAAAGCGACGTGCAAAGAATCAATCAATTCTATTGTCACAAAAGAAGTTCGAACCAACAATCGACCAGATTGACTTTACAGTTAGTCTGAGTCGTGCGTTGACATACTACTCTGTCAACACTGGATCAAAAGAACAGAAGATGTTTGCGATTGAATTCTTCTCAAAGAAAGAACTCAAGATTGCTAAACAACTCAAGAAACTCCCCGACTACAAATTTGCGACATTTGGATCGTTGTGTCGTCTCATGTCAAATGAACAGACAGACTTGAAACAGTTGTCTTCATACAGCCCATTCTTTACGAATAAGTTAAAAGATTTATTGGAAGACGCCAAGAAATATACCGAAGAAGTTGAGATTGTGAAAGCACCAACCAATGTCATTAGCATTCAAGAGCGAATGGAAGACAAAGCCAGAGAACATGCGGGTGAATTCGAAGGTGCAATTGATGAGTGGATTATTACACGAGGTAAGAGTAACTTCTCTGCCAAGAACTATCTACTGAAGAACGAAGTTGGTGCGCCAATTGCTAAACGAATCGGTGAATTGTTCGTTGTGACAGCACAAGAATTACGAGAAGCACTTGATGGCGATGATGAACAACTCACTGAGGGTTACTCATACCTGACACGTAGAGAACTAAAGAAGTTTGCTGAATTTGTTGAGACTATCATTGCTGACTGTCAACAACAGGTGCAGACTGCTAAAGCGAATCGTGCACCACGTAAGCGTAAGCCACAACCAGCAAGCAAAGTGGTTGCCAAGATGAAGTATATGAAAGAGTTTGCTGAGTTGAATCTTAAGTCAATCAAACCAGAGACGATTGTTGGATCGTCTGAGGTATGGGTATACAATACTAAGTATCGCAAGGTAACTGTGTACAAAGCAATCAATGATGTGCTCACAGTCAAGGGTACTACAATTATTGGATTCGATGTGAAAGAATCCAAGACACAGATGCTGCGTAAGCCAGATGTATTCTTTAAGGGATTAACATTGGGTAAGCGTCCATTGAATGGTGCAATGAAGCCACTGACCACTACGGTAACTGTACCAAATGGTCGTGTCAATGAAGAATGTATTTTGCTGGGAGCATTTTAATATGATATTAGTTGATTATAGTCAGGTGGCACTTGCAGCCATCCTTACTTTCCAGCGTGAGTTGAAGGGTAGTGAAGCAGAGGTAAAGAATCTTATTCGTCATGTGACATTGTCCACTCTTAAATCATACAAGAAGAAATATGGTAAAGATTACGGAGAGTTGGTCATCTGTTGCGATGGTCGTAAGTACTGGCGCAAAGAATTCTTCGAGTACTACAAAGGTATGCGTAAAACTAATCGAGACAAATCAGATCTGGATTGGAAGTTGATCTTTGATACACTCTCAGAGATGCGTACTGATCTTGCCACTCACTTTCCTTATCGAGTAATCCATGTGGATCGTGCAGAAGCAGACGACATCATTGCTGTATTGACAGAGTGGGCACAGAACAATCAAATGATCCAACAGGGATTAGTTGAAGAGCCACAGAAGATTCTTATCCTTTCTTCTGATAAAGACTTTAAACAATTGCAATTATATCCCAATGTGAAACAGTGGTCTCCAATGCAGAAAAAATATATCACTGCAACTCAACGAGAAATCATTGAGCATAAAATTGAGCATATCGTTAAGGGTGATACTGGTGATGGAGTTCCAAACATCCTGAGTAAAGACGATGTGTTCATGAAAGGTGAGAGACAGAAACCAATGAGTGCCAAGCGACTTCAAGAATTCTTTGAGAATGGATTCATTGCTTGTAAGAATGACGAAGAACGACGCAACTGGCAACGCAATGCTACTTTGGTAGACTTCCAATTTATTCCAGATGGAGTTAAGTCAGATGTTATTGGCACATACCTAAGTAGTAATCCGAGTGGTGACAAGATGACTATCATGAATTATTTGATTGAGCATCGTTGCCGTTTACTATTAGACGAACTAGAGGATTTTTAATGAAACAATATGTGACAGAAATGCTTAAAGAGATCAACGATGATCCAAAGACAATCACAAAGCACAAAGATGAATTTCTATTAAAGGTATTGTTTGCTCACAACTTCTTACCATCACACAAGATGCTATTACCTGAAGGTGAACCACCATTTAAACCTGCTGATCAACCAATTGGAATGACAGATACAAACCTATTCGTTGAAGCAAAGAAAATGTATGTGTTTATGCGTCAAGATCTAAAGCCAATTAAAAGAGAATCTCTGTTCATTGGTCTGTTGGAAGGTGTTCATCCTACTGAGGCTGCAATTCTTATTGCAGTTAAAGACCAGAAGTTGCAGAAGATGTATCCAAAGATTACGTGGAAACTTGTATCAGACGCAGGTATCATTCCTGCAAGTGCTCAGTGGAAAGAAAAGGTTGCCTTGCAATCAAAAAAGTAGTATAATAGATTAACCTAAAATTATGACTGGAGTGAATTATGCCGAATTGGTGTTATAACAGTGCCACAGTGCACCATGATAGTAAAGAAGTGATTGATGGTCTTGAGCAAGAACTACTAAAAGAAAAAGCAGAACCATTCAACTATCTGCGACCAAACCCTGCTGGTGAGTGGGACTATGGTTGGTCATGCGAGAACTGGGGTTGTAAGTGGGATGTTTCCATGATGGATTGGGAACGAGAAGATGACCACACAATTGTCATGCACTTTGACTCTGCTTGGTCTCCTCCAATTGCACTGTATGAATACCTAGAAACAGAAGGTGGTTGGTCTGTTCGTGCAATGTATCATGAACCTGGAATGGGATTTGCTGGTCGTTTCGAAGATGGTTTTAACGAAGACTTTGAGTTGGATTGGACAGATCGTGCTTCAATTGAAGAGTTACCTGAAGACATTCTTGACTTTACCAATGCTCTTGAAGATCTAGAACGATACGAAGAAGAGCAGTTTGAAGAAGAATTGACTGACTTGGAACGAACAGAGTGGTTTGATGCATCAGTTAATCCTGCTCATGTTGGTCGCTACGAAGTAACTACTGTTGCTTGGGATTTTCCTCAGTATCAACAGTGGAATGGTAAGACATGGAGTCGCTGGGAAGGTGACGAATTAGAAGTTGTCAAGTGGCGAGGACTTGCTGAAGAATACTGGGATGCTGCTGCAGCATTAGACAAGATTATTGAAGACTCTAAATGAAACAAAAGTGGGTTGATGCATTTATGGACACTGCGGAGAGATTCGCCCAGTTGTCCAGTGCAGTTAGATTACAGGTCGGTGCGGTAGTTGTTAAAGACAATCGTATCATCTCGATTGGCTATAATGGTATGCCTTCTGGATGGACAAACGAATGTGAAGAAGAAATTGGTCATGTACTAGATGAATCTGGTAACATCGTTGAGACCAGAACAAAAACAAAAGATGAGGTTATACATGCTGAAGCAAATGCTATTATCAAACTTGCACGTGATGGTGAATCAGGCAATGGCTCCAGTTTATTCTGTACTCATGCTCCTTGCATTCATTGCGCTAAGTTAATTCATGGTGCAGGAATAGAACATGTTTACTTTAGGGAATCATATCGAGATGAACTTGGTATTGATTTTCTAGAGAAATGCAAAATAAGAGTTGAAAAAGTATAAATATTTGACTTTAATTCAATAATGAAGTAAGATGGTGACTAAATAGATTACTGTCTGAAAAACCTTACATGTCGTAGGGTTATTCAGATAGTGCTTGACAAATAATCAAAGGTGTAGTAGAATTCAATCATGAACTTAAGAAATATATCCTCGCAGAAACATCTCCCGCTATTAAGTGGCTGGACATGCTCACGCACTGCAGTTGGATATAATGCGTTTGAGATTGATAGTGAGGGTTTTGGAAACTAGATTAGACAACAAACAGTCTACTTCCCAAAACCCTCTGAGATGAAAGTCCAGAGGGTTTTTTGTTTTATAGCCATCGTGCTAGTAATATTGTTCTTTTACAATTCAGGATTCTGTTGGGGGTTGGTGTAGTGGTAGCACACTTGACTTTGACTCAAGTAGTACAAGTTCGATTCTTGTATCCCCTGCCAAACAAATGCGCATTGCGTAGAGATAGTGCTCATCTGTTTGGGAGTATAACTTAATGGTAAAGTAGCTGGCTTTTAACCAGCAAATCAGAGTTCAATTCTCTGTGCTCCTACCAGTGTTCTTTGGTGTGACTATAACTTAATGGTAAAGTCGTGGATTGTGATTCCGCTTATCTGGGTTCAATTCCCAGTAGTCACCCCAAAGAATACTTGCTGCTTTAGCTGATGTGGTCATAGCAGGGGATTGAAGATCCTCGGAAAGTAGTTCGATTCTACTAGGCAGCACCAAGATTATTCCCGATTAGCTCAGCGGTAGAGCACTCGCTTGATAAGCGATAGGTCAGTGATTCGAATTCACTATTGGGAACCAAAGTTACGGAAGATAATGCAGCGGGGTTGGTCCTGCGACCAGCCTTGAAAACTGGGTTCTGAGAAATCGGATGGGGTTCGACTCCTCTGTCTTCCGCCATATTATGTGCCTCGTTATTTCAGTGGTAGAATGTCTCCTTTACACGGAGAAGGTCGGCAGTTCGAATCTGTCACGAGGTACCAAGTTTTGCGTCATTAGTTCAACGGATAGAATTAGAGTCTTCGAAACTCAGGATGGTGGTTCGATTCCATCATGGCGCACCAAGTTAGGAAGATGGGCAGGATGGTAATGCAGCAGTTTGCTAAACTGTAGATCGTAGGAATATGGTCAGTGAGTTCGACTCTCACATCTTCCACCAGTATTGGGCTGGTAGCTTAATGGTAAAGCAGTGAACTCATAATTCATTGAGTCTGTGTTCAATTCACAGTCAGCCCACCATTGACTTGCAAGATTGTTTGATGTATAATAGAGTTATTGCGAGTGTGGTGGAATGGTATACACATCAGACTTAAAATCTGACGCTTAATTGATTGAGGGTTCAAGTCCCTCCACTCGTACCAATACGGCATTCGTTCAACGGATAGGACATGGTTCTTCTAAAGCCAGAATGGTGGTTCGATTCCTCCATGCCGTGCCAGAGATAAATGTAGGTGGAGCCAGTTGGACAGGCACTGGATTGCAAACCCATGGAAGTGAGTTCGATTCTCACCACCTACTCCAGATAGTTGTTGACTTGTAAGAAGTTTTGATGTATAATAGTTGTTCTTCAAAAGTCCACTCTAAATCTGCGGTAAATACGCAGTGTGTGGCAGGGATGGCTTGATTGTTGCAACTCGCCTACAATCTCCCATGCAAGCAAGTTTGGTAGTTCTTGATAAAAACTACCACTATGCACTGTTCGTCTATCGGTTAGGACATGCGGTTTTCATCCGCATAAGAGGAGTTCGATTCTCCTATCGAGTACCAGATTTAATTACATTGGTTACCAAGCCAGTAGGTAATTCAGATAGTGAGTAACCAGTTGACGGACTGGCACTTCTGAGTTACACGAAAGATGGAAATCAGCATAGGCTTCGATCAGTAGTCACGCTGGAACAACTTGGAATGTAATGTGTGCGACAGACAAGTCCATGGACGGCATGGTAGGGCAGGTTCAAAACTGTTTATTCTGTCAAACACCCAGTGTAATTAAATGTGGTATTA